GAACTTATCTTCGTTAAACAAAATATACCAAAGAATATATCCAACGACCATCGTAGTCTTACCGACCTGACGACCTGCCTTTACTATAACACGGCGATTGTCGTTAATGTCTTTGACAGCTTGGCGCTGGAATGGATATAAAGATATCTGAACGAAACCTTTATCAAGAGTAATAATCTTTACATAGTTTTCGATAAAGTAGATTGGATCTTTTGCGCATTTAACATACTCACGGACTTGTTCTTCCGTGAGTTGCATTGGCATATTCACACGCTTTAAATGTAAGTTCCCAAGGTAATGCTTTAACTTAAGACTCATTTTTTATTTGCTTTAATAGATCTGCTGTAGAACCAACGAACACGGCTTTGTCAACAGTGATATTCGTAGGACCAGCTGGTTCTTTTGGTTGCAATTCTTGTTGTTGCCTTTGAAGAATCATAAGTTTCTCTGTAACATCAGAGAGATTCTTGATCATGTTGGCTGCTACTTCATACGCTCTTGGGTGCTGCGATTCTCTCGCCACTTCAAGAATGCCTTCCAAAGCCTCGTTACCCCTTTCGATGAGGTTGTAATAATTAGAACGAGAATAGTCAGCGTCAGGATTATCAGCTGATCTGTCTGACTCATGAATAGTAACACTTTTGTTTTCCTCCTTTACCGCAGGAATATAGTCAGTGTTAAGTATTTCGGCTAGATTTTTATCTACTTCACTCATAAATTATGTAATGTTTGGATATTCTTCAATTGTTTCAGTAAAGCCGAAGTCGCTATTAGCGTTTGCGTTAGATGGGTCTGGTGTTACTGTCAAGTTGACCAACTGATTATCATTAAGATCAAATGTATTTATTAGTGACTGCGCCTGTTAATTTTTTGCCAATAAACAGAGCGCCAGCAACATCGGTTACAATTATTTGATTTGCTCTATTATCCCAAGCCTTAACAAACCCAGAGGCATTAGCAGCATTGATAGTTTTCCCTTCAAACACCAGCTCGCCTATCTTGTAATCACCAGAACCCGAACTTAGATTAATCTTTCTTTCACCTGTTTCGATATAAGTGCTGTCATAAGTATTTGCTGTGACCTTGCGAATAATCTTGGTGTTGCCATTAATCGGTCCATAAAGATACGCTTTGACTGTAAATGTCAGCGTCCACACTAGTGTTCTTAATTGTTCTGATGTACCAACATCATCAGACACAGAATAATCAACAGACTCAAGTATAATTGGAACATCGACATTGTTACCAACATCAGCAAGGTCAACTGTTAGTGTATAGTCTGGTGTGAAGTATGGAAGAATTTGCTCTATGAGTTGCGTGCCATCTTCAGTGTTTCTGACAAATATGTTCAACTGAAAGTTATAGTTGTATGGTGCAATGTGAGCAGATTTAATTGTCGTATTTGAGTTTGGGCTAAATTCTTGAGAAAATAAACTTCTTTTGCGCAAAGGGTCATATGTGATTGATGTGAGTTCAAACGACATGCGTGGTAAAGTGATCTGAGTTCTTTGGTCTAGCCCAGGATCTTGCTGTAAACGCTGGTAAAACTTTTCTTTAGCCATATATGACAAAGGAACAGTGATTCGTTCGATCTCTGTTGTTCCTGCTTTATCGTATCTGACTAAACGAATGTTGTTGAACATCGTGCCGAATGCTACGACCAGTTTTCTTGTAATTCTGTGATAGAAATGCTGTCTAGAAAGCATTATTCGTTACTCGTTCCAAATGGATTTAATTCTGTCCAATCAAGAACATTATCAGCCTCGTTTTCAATCTCAACATTGTCATCGAAGCCGTCGTTAGCATCTTCCATAGTGTCAACAGTTCCCATTGACCACGAAGCACCTGAAGTGACACCAACGATCGCAACATTATTGGTAAACTCACCTTTGATGTTTCGAAGTTTCAAGATGCGGTTTGGTTTGTTCCAATCAGCAACATATGCTCTTGCGGTAGAAGCAGCCAATGACGCGCCTTGATAGACAATTTCCATATCGTCATAAGTGCCAGTGCCACCAGCATTCATTGTGTAGTCCAATGCAAATGCTTCAAGATTTCCAATGTTATCAATCTCTTCAACGCCAGTTTTTATCAACTCGCCGTTGTATCTAAATGTTTCTATTGTAAGCCCATACATATACGGTGCTTGTTTTCCTGCTTGGAAGAAGTTCTTTTCTTCCTCAACCTGTTTTATCTCTAACAATTTTTGTTGAACAGGAAGATAGATTAGATCGCCTTCTTTTGGCGTGTTGCGAATTGTTGTAGAGATTGCACGCTCAAAGGTTCTTCGTGCAACAGCAACCTTTGCTGTCTTTTGAATTTCTAAACCAAACTTCGCAAAAAATTCCTGATTACCCTCAAACTCATTGAAAGTCTCAAGGTACATATCTATTTTATATGCAGCGTTAAAGTATTTAACTGGATCATCGCCAAAGATTTCATCTAGCGTTGATTGAGAAGATCTAGGCAAATAATAGATATCAATACCGTGATTCCTAATCGACTCGATAATGAGATCTTCTACAAGAAACTGTTCTCTTGTAGCACCTTGATTGTTGAAGTACACACTTACTGGCATAAGATTATCCCACAATCATCTGTGGTGGAAGCTCGTATTCTTCTCGTAACTTGGTGTGCAACAGTTCAATCTCAGCAACTGCATCGTTGTAGATCTTCTCGCCGTTTACTACAAGACCGCCTGGTAGCGTGTAGTTTGTATATTTGCTTAGATTGTTGCCCCATTGCATCTTGAACAATGCGGTAGTATATGACTTCAACCAAGAATCATTAAAGACTTTAGTGTATACTGCTGGATCAACAATTTGAGTTGCCTGAAAGACAATATAATCGCCAACCGCAAGTCGACCAGCCCAATCCATATACAGATTGATTCGATTTACTTTTTTATTGTATGAGAATGGAATCTCACCAGTAACAATCATATCAAGCATTGCAAGGTGTTCTCTTGCAATCACATAATAAGTGTACGAACTGGATAAAAGGTTATAGAAATCGTTGAGTCTAATCTGATAGTTGATGTCAAAGATGTTAAATCCTTGAGAACTAGAAGAACTAATAGACCCAGAACTAATTGGAAGCAGACGAGTAACCCCAGAGATATTGTCCGACACTTGAATGTAGGTATTAGCAATATCTCCAGCGGTTACTTGGTGAGCCAGATAAATCTCTTCTGTACCGTCGTAATGGTAATCGCGGAACTTCTGCAATGCATCATCAATGCGATCTTCTAATTGATCGTCATCGACATTGATATCAATTACAGGAAATCCGAGTTTACGGAGACAGTAATCTTTTAGTTGAGATCTAGATGCTGGTGATGCCATTTAAATTATACCTTATTTTGTATTTCTCACAATAGCATCACCAATATCATCTATTTATTATGCCGATGGTGCAGGTGGCTGCTGTGGCATTTGGCTCTGTGCTTGTGCAACAACTTTATTTAGGGTGTCGTTGACAATGCGGTGTGGAAGTTCACGAAGCGCACCCAATACAAGATTTACTTCGTTCACATTCAACTCTAGAGTAATCACAGTTTCAGTTGTAACATTATTCATTATAGTCATCCTCTTTTATTAAACAGTCTCATTATTAGTCGATACAACCCATGGAAGATTGTTTCCAGATGCATCATCAACTGGATTCTTCTTGTCACGGATCTGCTTGTTGATTTGCTCGTTTACATGATCCATATAGCCGCCAACAACAACAGCCTGAATCCAACCAAGAACAATTTCTTCCGTTAAACTATTATAATCTATAAAGTTGTTCGGGTCAAGTTCTGCAGACCTAAATGGCGTTGCACCATTAAATGTGCCTGAGTAATTGTCAGCGTCTGTACCCGTCAAAGTCCAGGTTGTTCCAATTACAACATTGCTCAAATTTGCTGCATTTGTCTTTCTTAAACTAATCAATTTCCATGTGTATGTAAGCATTTTTTAAAATTCTCCCTCAGTGGCTAATTCTACAGTCCAAGTTGAGCTGGTGCTACCAGATGTTGCAGATAAACTCCATCTTGTAAATCTTGTGGTAAAACTAGGACCGCTTAAACTGAATTGAATAGATGAAGCACTAGCAGTTCCACCACTAGCGGCACCAAGATCAACACTACCAAATGATCCAGAAGTTCTTGTCCATGTCCATGTGGCTGATTGTGTGCAAGTAATAATTGTTGAAACAAATGTAGCACCACTATCACTAACCAAACCACTGGCTGGTGTAAAAGTGCCACCCGCAGAAGTTAATCTTGTTCCATAAAAGTCATCAAAATCAATTAGCCCCGACGAAAATGTAAATGGTCCAGCAGAGCTTGTGTAATACTGAGTTCCGCGATATGAGTTCAAATCATATCCACGACCGAACTCATTATTTATATCTAGTAAACTGATGACTCCTGAAGTCGGAAGCGGCATTTTTAATCCTCTGTTTAATATATTTAGACTTTTTTGACGATCAACATTCTTAACTCTTCAATCTGTTTCTGTTGTTCCTTGATTGCTTCGATGAGTAGTCCAACCATGTTTCCGTATGCCACCGAATAATGTTCTTCTTCGCTGCCACATACTGCTTCAGGTAAAACTTTTAAAACTTCTTGCGCAATAACACCAGTTTGTTTTATGTTGTACTCTCTATCAGTGCGGTCGTATGTAACACCTCTTAACTGTTGTACTTTTTCCAATGCATTATCAATAACCTTTATGTTGGTTTTCATTCTAATATCAGAATATGCAGTAACATTTCCTGCGGCAATAAAGTCGCCGTTGGTTCTAAGATTTGACCCGCCGTCGTGGTATAAACTTACAACGGTATAACCAGCTCTATGGAATGCAATACCAACATTACCTGCATCAGTATTTCTAATTTCTAATTGCGCATTATTCCAAGTAGGTATTGCGCTGCCTATGTTTCCACCCAACGAGTGCTGTCCGCCACTATTACCTAAACCCCTATCTGCAACCAATGTACTTAATCTAGAAGTGCTTGCTGGATCTGTATAATATCCAGTGTCGTTACTGTCGTAGTAAATACCAGCATACATTGCCCCACCATTGCTATCATTTACATCAAGAATTGGAACAGTTCTCCAAGCAGTCCAGCCTGGCCAAGCCTGTCTAAATCTCAAATTGCCAATAGGACCCCCTACTAATTGCCATCCATAGGCAGTACCTGAACCAAAAGTTGCGTGAAATGCTTGTGTTCCTACCCAGTGAGATGTTCCTGCTGGCTGATTACCAGGGTTGCTCCATGAGTCAATAAATCCTGAACCCCAATCAGCAACGGCGTTCATGTCAGTGGTTCCCCAACCCATTGAACCTATCCAATAACTAGTGTCACCAGTGTAATCTGCTCTGTCAAACTGATACTTGGATGTAAGACCAAGTGTCATCTTGGTTCTGGCAGTAAATCCATTGATGTTGGTATCTCTACGACCAGCCATATTTGTGAAGTATCCAGTGTCGTCCCAATCATAAAAAATAGTTCCACGAACATCACCAGGAGTTCTAAAACTGCCACCACCCCACGCACCCTTAAACGAGCCGTTCTCAAGAATCAACATGCCATGTGATGCAAGATTTGCCGCAGCACCACCTGCATTTGGGTGTGACCAAGCAATACCGTAAAGATTACCGACACCAGTGCCGTTTGCCGCAAGGAGATAACTTTCACCCATCGAGAATACAGCTTGAAAACGAGAGGCATCGTACAGTCCAACTTGTCCAATTCCATAGTTTCTTGAAACCATGTTGGAATTGTAATAGACTTTATTGAGTTCAGAAGTGGTTGCTGGGTCTAAGTAATATCCAGTGTTGTTGCTGTCGTAGAAAATTGGTGAACGATGACTATTATCCGCATACGATATGAAACAACCAGTATGACCGCTGCTTCCGTCAAGATAAACTACATTGGTGCCATTGTAAGTACCACCGAAAATATAAACTCTTGAGTTAGTAGTTCCGCCGTTGCTTCCCCACGCACCATAAGTGCCTGTTCCAGAAAGTCGATGACTGCTACCAAACCAAACGCCACTACTAAATGCCGCACCTTGGTTAATTCGAAGATAGCTGTCACCCGTTTCTAAAGCAGTTTTACCGTTCCCAGAAAGCGTGTTAATGTTTGTAGTGCTCGCTCCATCAAAATAAAATGCAGTGTTGTCTAAGTCATAAAAAATTGGTGCTCTCATGCTTTGATTGGCTTGCGCATAAGAACCATCTTTGCCAATTGCAAATATTTGTGTTCCTAGATCCTCTGTATCATAAAACCTTATTCCACCATAACCTGGTTGTGCGCCCATACGGATACCCGTGTGCCAACGCAAGTCTAGTTTGTTATAGTTTCCACCATAGTTTTCTAGGTTTGTTCCAATATAATAGTTACTCTGAGCGTCACCATCTCCACCACCAAACATCAATCGACGTCCTGTAGTACTATTAAATGCGTTTTGACTCTCGTTTCCGTGAATAGTGACGAAACCATTTTGATCAATAAACAGACCATCGTTTCGCGTGCCACCTGAGCGAGTATAGAGTGTTAATGAACCTTGAGTCCAGTTCCCCGAAGTACCAGCAATTTGTTTTTTAGCAACAATACCACCAAGGTTTACATCATTACCCGAACCGCTTTGCTCACGAGAAACAAACGCCATGGCCACTGTCGTTTGATCGCTTCCGTTTTGATTGTATAAAGAAAGGGCAGGACGCGAACCATTAATCCCAACGGTAGCGTTATCTACGCGAATTATGAGCGGTGGTGTATGATCCCCAGGGTTTCTGTATGTAGCTCCTTCCCATTGGTAGTGAGAAGGGTTATTAATAGTAACCCCATTCATTGTTACCGCAGCAGTAAAGTTACCACCACCAAATGGGTTACCTGTTGATCCCTGAGCGCCGACTGCACCTTGCGCACCAACAGCACCCTGCACACCCTGAGCGCCTTGTGCTCCTACTGCACCTTGGACTCCTTGTGCACCTTGTCGACCTTGTGCTCCTTGAACACCAACATCACCTTGTCGACCCTGAGCGCCTTGTGCTCCTGCGGCACCCTGAGCGCCTACTGCTCCTTGTGCTCCGACTGCTCCTTGTGCACCAATAGCACCCTGCGCACCAACTGCACCTTGCGCTCCGACTGCTCCCTGAACACCTTGATGTCCCTGAGCGCCTTGAGCACCAACTGCACCTTGGACTCCTTGGAAACCTTGCGCACCTTGAGCACCGACAGAACCTTGCGCGCCGATTGAACCTTGTGCTCCTACAGCACCTTGTGCACCAATAGCACCTTGAGCGCCTATTGCTCCTTGAGCACCAGTGGCACCTTGTGCGCCCACTGCTCCTTGTGCTCCGACTGCACCTTGGACTCCAGCAGCACCTTGTGCACCTGCAGCACCTTGAACTCCTTGGAATCCTTGTGCACCTGCGTCACCTTGAGCACCAATTGAACCCTGTGCGCCTATTGCTCCTTGTGCACCTACAGATCCCTGAGCACCAACTGTTCCTTGTACACCTTGGAACCCTTGCGCTCCTTGGGCGCCAACATCACCCTGAGCACCCGCAGAACCCTGGATTCCTTGAGAACCTTGGACTCCTTGAGCACCTTGAGCGCCGACTGCGCCTTGTGCTCCAGCAACTCCTTGCGCACCTGTGTCGCCTTTATCGCCAGTTCGAACAAATGTAATAAGAACATCAGTTGTATCTGGTAGTGATGTTATACCAGAAACATGCTGCGTTGGAACTGAGAAGTAATTGCTGCCATGAGCGTGCAGCCCTGTGATATTAAAAAATGCAAATTGTAGAATATTTGCTGTATTTGCAAGTTTATATGTGCCTTTGATTGATGATGTTGAATCGTCAATAGTTTGTAAGAAGTTATAGACATTCAATGAATTGGCATCAATCTCATTGATGTACAGCGTTGTAACACTCGTGAATGCTGTGTTATCAAATTTAAGATTGCCTGAACCTGGATTTGTATTTGCGGTGTTTGTTGAATAGATGAACTCAAAAGTTGCGCCG